CACCACTAGAACTCAAGGAACTACTAATGATTGCTGGGTTTGAAGGCAAAGCATTGAAGTCTGCTTGGGCTATCGTGATGAAAGAGTCAGGTGGTCGTCCTAAAGCCCACAATGGCAACTCCAACACAGGCGATAACTCATACGGACTATTTCAGATAAACATGATTGGTGGGCTTGGAGAAGACCGCCGAAACAAGTTTGATTTGAAGCAGAATACAGAACTGTTCAATCCTCTTCTCAACGCGGAGATTGCTCACCACATGAGTGGTGGGGGAGATGATTTTGGAGCATGGGGTCTTGGTCCTAACGCTTACAATGGTGGCAAGGTTGGCTCGTATTATGAGTGGCTAGCCAAATACCCAGAAGACTAAGGAGCCCCTCGTGGAAGAGAACAAGCCAGAAGTAAAGGTTGAGCCAGTCGCGCTTGCCGTAGAACCAAAGACTATCCCTGCGGTAGTTGTAGAAGCAAAGCCAGAAGTTGTTGTGAAGCCAGAGCCAGAGCTCCAGGTGGATAAAAAAGCGGGACTGCCAGGAGCTGGCATCTTCGTTCAGTTGTCTGCACTTGTTCCATACTCTCGTCGCAAGAACTCTCGCTCAGTTACATCTGTGCAAGCGCGGTTGATTGAACTTGGTTTCAATACTGCGGGTGAAGATGACAGAGGTCATTTCTCAGATGGAACTGTTGAAGCCCTTGAACTATTTGCAAAAGATAAAAAAATTAAAGCAGAAAGCCTTGTAGACGAAAGCGTGATAACTGCGCTGTTCAAAGGCACTGCGGTTGAAGTTGTAGCCTAACTTTCAAAAATCAACGCCCAGTCTCTCTCTTATTATTGAGGGGCTGGGCGTTGTTGCGTCCTTGCACAACGCCTAAGTGTGACCATGGAAGGACGGCACTTATGGCAATAAACAAAGGAAAGACTGTTCAGATTCTAAATAGAGTCTTAGCGGTGTTCGCAGCATCAGGTTTGTCAGTAGTTGGCGCGGGAGCAATCGCTGGCGTTGAACTTTGGCAAGCAATTCTGATGGCAGGTATCGGTGGAGTTGCGACTGTGGTTGAGGGGCTAAGTCGTGCTTATCTACAAGATGGCAAATTGACAACGGAAGAAATTAACGATGTCTTCAATGCCGTAGATAAGAAAAATGCTGCACGGAAGGCTGGGTCTTCAGGGAACTAATTGACCTGCGGACGAGAAAGGCTCCCCTGGATTTTTATCCAGCCAGGGGGGTCTTCTCCATTTTTGGACAAAAGAAAAGCCCCCACATTTCTGCGAGGGCTGTTTCTCTTTTACTTTTAGTAGTCGTGGTCGTTCTCTGTGTTTCTCTCAACATCTTTTGACTCTTTGCATACGGGGCAAGTCCATTTGTAGAACTCTTCGTAGCGGTATGACTCTATGTCTACTTCTACTTCAACATCTTCTACTTCAAAAGCGGTGCACTCTTCGTTGTCGCAAGAGTCAGCGCGGTATTCTGTGTATTCTGCGTCTGCACCTGCGATTTGGTATTCGTTTCCTGTCACGCCTGCGGGATAGTTGCTCATTTTTTTATCCTTTCGCCTTCGATTAGTTTGGGTAGAGAAGGTCTACGCAAAATTGGCTCATCTCTTCGAGAGGAACTTTGCATGCTTCGGGAGTTGTTGCGTTGTCTAGGAAAGCCCAGACTAGGAGAAAGCCTGCGAACAATAGTGAGCCGATAACATAACGCCCACGCTTCGTGAGTTTCACTCCCATTAGGTCTTGAACTAGGTCTATCATTTTGCTTCCTTTCGTCGTTTCTTGCTTATGGTGTAAGTATTGCAACCTTCCTGCACTTTGTCAAGTATTTGTTTACGGCGTGTCGCAAAAGAAAACCCCCTCTTTCGAGGGGGCTCTCCGAGTTTGTCTGCCTTAGATGAGGGTCACCATTGGGCTAATAATCTTTGAGACCTTCGCAACCATTGTGCGGAGTTCCTGTGCGGTCTTGTCGTCCAGCCCTAGGGTCTCGCCGTCTTCGTCTGTGCCACCTGTGAAGACTGCATCTCCGACCATGTAGTCAGTCTGCGCCCCGAAAGTAGCGTCCCAGATGAATTGAGCAAAAGGGTTGTGCGGTAGTGAGATGAGTTTGCCCTCTTCATTGAGCCACATTGTTTGGCTCTCTGAGATGTCAATAGCCTGCACCCAGCCACCGACTGCGGTCTGCAAAGTCTGAAGACTGTCAGCGGTTAGGTCTAGTTCGACAACTTCTCCAGTTGTCTTGATTTGTAGTGCTAGTTTCATGGTGTCCCCTTCGTCGTTGTTGTGCGGTTGCACTAGTGCAAGACTAGTGCACCTTCCTGCACTTTGTCAAGCCTTCTTGAGAAGATTTCCAAGCATTAGTTCAAAGTTAGTTTCTTCGCCGTTCTCCGTGTCAAAGCCCATGTTTGCGGTGTCTGCCATTAGTTCATTGGCTTCATAGACTTTAGGCAACTTTGGAGATAGCCAGTCTTGTAGTCCGTAGTATTCCTCTGCGGTTAGATACTTCCAACTAACTTCCTCTTCACCATTGAAGAACTGCGCCTTTATTCGTGCGGTGTGTTCTTCGCTAGTGAATACCACTTGTTTGTCTATTGCTTCAGTTTCCAACATTATGCGGTCACCTTCGCAAACACATGTTCGTTGATTTCTGCAACGCTCATTGTGCGGATGTTGTTTATAAATGGCTCTGAGTAAACATTGCTCTCTTCAGTAATGATGAAAGATGTAATGTCCTTCTCTGAGTCTCCATGACTTTCCAAGATGCGTGCGGTCTCATGGTAGATGCCTACTGCTCTATCCAAGTAGTCCACATGGTAGTTGTAGGTAGTTCCCTTTGCGGTGATAGATACTCCGTATGTATACATGTTCCCTGTTCTTTCTATGCGGTGAGTCGTTCGCTTACCTGCATGTCATAAGTATTGCAACCTTCCTGCACTTTGTCAAGTCAAAGACACGCTTATTTCTTAGTGTTATCAAATCGTTATAATGACCAGTCATAGCCCATAGCCCCAGCCCATAGGTTGTTCATAGGTTGTTCATTGGCACTCACCCACCTAGAGTGCAAGCACCCCCCACCCCCAGATTTCTAGGCACTAGCCCAGCCCACCACCTAGCCCAGCCCATAGCATGAGCCAGATAAAAACCCAGACCAAGCCTGGCCACCAGGTAGCAACAACATGACAAGAGCAAGCACCAGCAAATGCACATGACAACAAGAGAACAACTCAAGCAACTTGATGACATGAACAAGCACAAGACTTGACAAGCAAGACACAAGATGACACCCAAGAACTAAACAACTTCATAAAATTTCTTTACAAAAGTTATTTATCTAAGAAAATTTCTTTACTTGACAGCAAAAACAAATAAATAAAACATAAAAAGCCAAGAAAAAAAGAACTTCAGGCATTGAAAAAGGCAAAAGACTTCAAAAATTCAAAACCAGAAAAGTTTCCAAAAAAGCCCGGAACGATTTGCCAGGAGTCGCAAAATAAGCACTGCCTTCTCGCAGGCCAAAAGCAAAATAAGTAAATGTTCATAAATTCGACCCTGTCGTACAATGACTAGGCCCCCTAAGATTTATAGAGTCATTCTCCGTACACCACTGCCAAAATGCTGTACGATAAATGAGTGGACCAGAGTATTCAATTGCCTCAAGATGAAGTTACTTTCATCGCGGCTTTGCCACGCCCAGAAGCCGAGGCTCGCCTCCGTGCTCTTTGGGAAGCGGGTTGGTCTCTTCAAGTTCTTGGCTCTTCCTTAAACCCACCTCGTCCTAAGACGACCATCCATTTTTGGGTAAAGCGTGCAGAGTCTGTAGAACAGCAAAGAGTGATACCTGCTCCACCCCCAAAGTCTTTAACTACCTCAGTCCCTACAAAGAATGCCCCCCGCTTGAGGTCCATTTCTCCGGGCGTCCCTTCCGACATGAGACCACGCCTAAGAGAGCTAAGCGCTCAAGCCAAGAGATATAGGGCTAAGACGGCCCCAGACTCCCCTCTAGCCCTTGCCAACGATGAGCTGACTGCAATTGCTCGCACCCTACGTTCTATGGGGGTTCCCACGGCCGCTATTGCTGAGGCTGCAGGAGTTTCCTACCGTGCTATGGCGCGAAGGCTAAGCAAGTGAGCCGTCAATATAAAACTCTTACAGGAACATATAACGAAGAAGACCTTGCTGTAGTTGTATGGATGAATCCAAAGGCTAAGAACTCCCGTCAGTCCAGAGCCCTTGAGACTATGACCTCTGAGAATTCCCGCTATCCAATGGCTTTCCCGTTAGCTTCCCTCAAAAGGAATCGCTCTTGGGTTAATGCCACTATTGCAAAGACTAAAGAAGAAGTTTTCGAGTTAATCCAAAAGACAGAGCGCACAAAACCCCTGCTTGTCCCTCTAAGCGTGGCTAAGGTTGCTCTTGGTTGGGAGAACTTTTATATCCCATCGGAGTACACAGATGCTTAAGAAGTCCATAGATGTTTTTCCTGCACTTATAAAACTCGCTCCTCCGGGCTCCCTTTCCGACTACACCACTCTCCAAACTACGGGAGATGTTCCTCAAGGGACAAGGCGTGTAGATAGGTCTAGGGCAGTAGTTATTAACAACGTGCTGGTTATCGCCCAAGACAGCCCAGAAGGCCCCACTGTGGTCTTTAAAGAAGCTATCGAGGGAATGACTCAAGAAGGTAAGACGACTCATGTCTTGACCGTTTCAGGAAAGATTATTGCTATTAGCAAGGATGACAACTGCGGCTGTGGCTCCCGCCTTCGTGGATGGAACCCTATGGGCTCTGCCATCGTAACCTCGAGCGAGGACCCAGATGCTTAGTCCCTTCGAGTTCATCATATTAGGTCTTGCCACATATCGTCTGACTCGACTAATAACGCGAGACGTTATTATGGACGGGTTCAGAAATTGGTTCTGGAAAAAGTGGTCGCCAGAAAAATCAAAGCTCGGATATCTTCTAACCTGTGAATGGTGCCTATCAATTTGGGTAGCATCACTGTTTTATATATCGGCTATGATTACATCAGTAACTATTGCAGTAGCGGGCGTATTCGCCTTGTCTGCTGTAGCAGGACTGTTGACCGCGTATGAAGACAAATAACTTCATGCTCCGCAGCAAATATGACGAGGAGAATCGCCGATGAGCGTATTCAAAAAAGAAGAGCCAGCAGTAGAGTCAGCGACTCCTGCCGCTACACCAAAACCTCGTAAGAAGCGTTCAACTAATCGCTCTACTCAAGTCATTATCAATCAAAAGCCTGCATCAAAACCTTCTGGCATAGCATCCGTTTTTACTAGCAATTCAAACAGCCCGCAACCACTTTCATATAACACTCCTCGTTCATTAACTGCTGCTGCAGCGCAAGTAAAGATGAACGACAAGGCAGAATTCGAGCAGTTCAAATCACGACGTTACGCATCTTCCTCAAGCTGGCAAGCAGAAGCTTGGGAGTATTACGACGCAATTGGTGAAATCAAATACGCATTCAATCTAGTTGCATCTGTTGTATCTAGAATCCGAATCTTTGCAGCATCTATCGATGATGCTTCACAGGCTCCTGTATCTGTTCACGAATCAAGAATTATTGATGCAGGTCTTGCTTCTGCAGCTGAACGTGCGCTAGACAGGCTAAACTCTGCATATGGTGGACAAGCAGGTTTACTCAAAGATGCAGCTCTTAACCTTTCAGTCTCTGGAGAGTGTTACCTCGTCCAGATGCCTGCTCGCATTGGAACTGGCACTCCCGAGTCTTGGGATATTCGTTCTGTAGATGAAGTTGTTGTTGACGCTAAAGGCGGATACAACGTCATTGGTCGTCGTGAACAAACACAAGGTGCTGGTGCAGGTTTTGGAGTCTCCCGCCTTGGTAACAATGCATTCGTAGGACGCATCTGGCGTTCACACCCACGCTTCTCTGATGAAGCAGATTCATCACTACGAGGTCTACTAGACCTATGTGCTGAACTCCTACTACTGAATAGGACATTCCGTGCGACGGCTCGCTCTCGCCTCAATGCTGGCGCTCTTTATCTTCCAGATGGTCTTTCGGTTGCGGCGCAGGCGGACCCAGACTACCCATACGATTCTGAGGATGGCATCGGCGCAGGCTTTACTGCTGAAGAAGCAGAAGATGAATTCGAAGAGCAACTAATCGATGCGATGACAACTCCGATTCGTGACGAAGAGTCCGCATCAGCAGTTGTCCCTCTTATCATCCGTGGTCCTGCAGAACTTGGCGACAAGATTAAGCAGTTTAAGTTTGAGCGTTCTTTCGACCCAGCACTTGCTGAGCGTTCAGACCGTGTACTAGAGCGCATCCTGCAGGGACTTGATGTTCCAAAGGATGTTGTAACAGGTCTTGCTAACGTCAAGTACTCAAACGCTCTACAGATTGATGAAGCACTTTACAAAGCACACATCGAGCCTCTAATGCTCCTTATCTGCGATGCGCTAACAGTTGTTTACTTACGCCCATACCTAATTGCAAATGGCTATTCAGAGTCAGAAGCAAACCGCATTACAGTTTGGTACGACCCATCAGCAGTGTCTACACGCAACGACCGTGCAGCAGATGCAGATGCAGGTTTCGACCGCGGAGCAGTTTCTTACGACACATGGCGTCGTGCTCATGGCTTCTCAGACCAAGATGCACCAACTCCAAACGAGCTTGCTATTCGCATGCTTAATGAGAAGGGTGCAATCACACCAGAACTTACAGAGGCAATGCTTAATGCACTTGCACCAGAAGTTATGAACGCAGTTCGCGATGCACAACAGGCTTCTTCTGTTGCTCCACTTCCACCAGATGTAGAACAAGCACTGCAGCAGGCAGAAGCTGGTGCAACAGAAGCTCCAGCAGAAGGTGCAACACCTGAAGCAGAAGGTGCAACACCTGAGACACCAGAGGCAGCGCAGTAATGACTGAGAAGAAGTTGATTCCAATTACTCCTGTAACTGCAGCTGCTGAAGGGGCATGCCCTCCTGCAACACAGGACATCGCAATCAACCTTGAGAATCGTAAAAAAGCAATTGATGCAGCAATGTATGGTCCACTTAATCCTGCAGAGCCAAACGAAGAGTATTGGACTGCACTAGGCGCTGAGTGGGGCGTCGATGTAGAGACTGCTAAGAAGCAGACCTGCGGAAACTGCGCTGTATTCATTCAGACACCAGAGATGCTTTCTTGCATCGAGACTGGTCTAACAGATAACGCAG